ATCTCCAAAACCCACAAAACAGATACTTACATAACTCCATTCCACGGGGATTTGTACGAATGTATCGTCGATATTATGCCAGTACGACGTATCCGCCGCCCAATCCGTGGCGTCCGCCGTCACAGTAGCAACGGTTTTGTACGTTTGCTGAATCGACACGGGCGAACTTCTCGACCCCGCGTATTGAGGATACAAAGGAAGCTGCCCAAGCGTTGCATTGAGAATCATCGCCGTCATAATGATAAGAGCAATCATTACAATAGTATTTGTCTTTTTCATGGTGATTATCCTAAAATATAACTTTTTCCTTCCCAAATACTGAATTGAAATACCGGTTTGGGTGCTTGACGATTTTTCCGATTGACCAAACATGATTTACACAGATTTTGCGATTGAGCCTCTATTATACGAAATTCGATAGCCCGTTCTATTTCCAATCCGTTATCCGTTCTTAATGCCGCTGCCATAGCACAAGGCCATACTTTTTGCTCGGCGAACGAATAACCGACGCAACCACACACCCCCGGAAGTTTCGACGTCACAGAACGGTCCCATGTCCAGTGGATGGGTGTTTGTATTTTGACTTTTCGCCCGCCCTGTTTCTTTAGTCGGTAGATGTCCATCCTATTTATACCGCCGTAATCACTGACCTGAATGCAGTCGGCACAACCATAGTCTTCTATATTACAATTGAACCCGTTCGTAATCACACGAACTCTGGCAATTTCATAGACGACCTCAATGGCATCGACAAGAAAAGGCCACATCGTCGGCTCGCCGCCGGTAAAGACGATTTCTTTGGGTTCAATCTTGTTCAACATCTGACGGACACGGCAGAATGTATCCCAAGACATAGACTGCCCCCGATGGCCCTTTTGGTAGCACCGGGGACAGTTCAATGTACACTCAAACGTTGGAAATATATAAGCGTTCATATTAACTCGACGGAACGACAACCACATCGCTCTCAAGGGGAATAAACGTCATATACCACGTAATTCCGAGCGTTCCCGTACTGGTTAAGGTCTGTTCAATCGTCCCGGCGGGACAGAACCAATTCAACGGCTGGCCCGCTCCCACGTTGGCCGTAATATCCAACACACCTTCGTCAATGGCATTGGAGAACCGGATCGTATCGCCTTCGCCAATCGTATCCACGGTAACCGTAGTGGATAAATCGTTGTCGTAATTCGCCCCGGCGGTGGCATCACATTCGATGGTCATATTACCAGGATTACCCGCTCCGGCGGCTGTCGATTGCCCGAAAAGACTGATAATCATAATCGGACCGCCCGACACATCAAACATATTGTCCGTGTTCGCCGAGCCGTCCGTGGTCGTACTTATCACATAAGTCTTCCCTGCAATCAAAGGCACATCCATCGGGCCGCTATCCGTTCCCGGACTCTCCTGGTTGCCGTAACACTTACAATACCCTGGGTCAAGAATGGAACCATGCGTATCGGAGTACAGCATGTTATCACAGATTACACCCGTCGCATTGCCCTGGAACTCAATACATAATTGACCGCTATCGGTATTTGTGATGATATTGTCCTTAATAAACAGGTTTGTCGGAACCGCGGCGGCTCCCCAAATCGGGGCTTCCGAACACGCTCCGTACATCGTACAACCTACAATCGTGGCGTTGGCAATGGTCGCTTCGTCCAGGTTAATCCATGTGCCCGGAGCGCCTGTACTGTAAAAGGTACAGTTTCTCACCGTGAGGTCGGTGGCCGACGTATCAACTGAAATGCAATCCGTCCATTCATCGGTTCCAGCGGCTTCGCCGTCCACAAAGGCACAATTATCGATGACGCAACCGTCACCGTCATCCTCAACGCGAACGCCCGACGTCAGACCCGTCGCTCCCGGACGGAAACGGAGGTTTCGCAACGTAATCCCCGCAGCATCCAGGGTGAGTTCGTCGCTGTCGACGTCCATATCGAATAACGGGCGGCTATTCCCATCGCCCATACCAATCACGGACACACCGGCGACATTGATCGTATCACCGCCTGTCGTGAGGGCTTCGTTATGGCTACGCCCGACGAGAATCGTATCGCCCGCAGAGCACAGGGCTTCCACGGCGGCCAGCGTCGTCTTGGCGCTTTGCCACGTTTTCCCATCGCCGTTGGAACCGCCGTCATCGAGATACCAGATATTCCCGGAGGCATTCAGAATGCCGGGGTCGTGCGGGTTCATGTCTTCCTGGCGTTTCACAAGAACTTTATCATTCTCCGTAAGTGCAGCGGTAAACGCCGCGACGGTAAATGTTCCGGTCGAAGAGACGTAATTGGTAATATCTCTGACTTCGCCTTCTGGAGCCGTTCCTGCACCGGATGCGTCATACGTACAAATAATCACCCATCCGGTATTGAAGAAATCATCGCCCCAACCGGCGAGGTCAGAACTTACCACCGTTGTCGTCACCGCATTGGTCGTACAATCGCCTCGGAAGGCCATACCTGTCAAGCCGTCCAGATCCTGATTGATCTGCTCCAACCGCTCAACAATCGACCCGTCGGCATTACCAGCAACAGAAGACGTGCTCGCATCATTATCAGAATCGTTGTACCCGATAATGTTATGAGCGTTATCCGTTGTCAGCCACATCGGACCCGGACTGGTTGCCTCAGTTTCGGTATAAACGTTGCCATCCAAGTACATATCCGCCCCGACAATGGCAACGTCGGGTGTACCAACATTACACACAAGCGTATTGTTGACGATCATACCCGTTGTCGTAGCGACAAGTTCGATACACGGCTGATCGTTCAATCCCGCATCACCGCCGATGGTTCCATTGAATAGGTAATTATCGGCGATCAACACATGATTACTGGCCGTTGTAACGTTGTTGATATTCGCAACGGCGTAATCACCGTGCGCGATACAGCCGCGAACAATCATGTAATCGGAATCTTTCGTACAAATCGCCGAATTACACGCCCCAGCACCCATACGGAACTGACATCCCAATACGGTGAGCCGGTCGCTGGCCGCTCCGCCGGAGGAATCGATACATTCGAGAAAAGCATCGGTCCCTTCGGATTCGCAATCAAAAAGACATCCGACAATCGTCGCGCCCACGGACCCAGCCTCAATCTCAACCGCCTCGTTTACGTCGGCAACGTTGGCATGGAAATTGAGGTTCATCAGGGTAATGTAATCTGCCCCGATGGCAAAGGCCCCAGTCACATCGCCGGTATAATCGAACTTGGGCTGCATTCCCTCGCCGCCCAATCCGATGATAATGAGTCCCGCCACGTCGATATCCACTTCGTCGGCGGCGGATCCCATCGTTTCTGTATGACCCGCGGCGACGTAAATAACATCGTTGGCGTCACACAAATCGATGGCTTCGTTCAATGTATCCTTCGCCTTCGTCCACGATGTACCGTCCCCTTCACTGGTCACATTGGAATTGACATACCACGTATTATGCTCGCCCGCCGTTATACCGCCGAGCGAACCCACGACATCCTGCATAAACAAGTACACCGGATCGACCGATCTATTAGACGACCCTATTGTTGTTCGATGCTGATAGTAATAGTTATGGTCATGGGCGACACCGGCGCAAACCGCGCCCGCCATCGCCACGACCAGGAGGAAAATTAAACGTTTCATAAAACATCTCCTTAAAAGGCGGGCGAATGACCGGGAAAACAAACCGATGAAAGCCGGTCATCGCCCATAAGATTATAATCCCGATCCGGCTGACGCAACGGTCGGCGTTCCGACATTCGACGTAACCGACTGCGAATGGCTTTCGGTCGGCGGCTCGGCATTCGTCAGGCAGGCGTTGATACTGATCCCCGCCCCGGAGCTGATCGTTGAAATCATGCCAATATACGGATAGCTCGATAGGTCATCGCCAAGAACTTCGTTAATCATCTTGGCGATATTCACGCAGACAATCCTACCCCCGGCGCGTTCGATACTATTGTCCTGATACCCCGTCACGGTTCTGGATAATATCTCTTTCGTATTATCCAAACCCGCTTCTTGAGCGACGAGGAGCTGGAATTGATAGGTATCGGACCCATCACCCGTGGCAACGGTTTCCGTCTCCACAAACCACCACAACCCCGTCGGCGAACCAAAATCCAAATCATCGATCTGAATGACGTTTTCCGAATCGGTTGTCGAGCCAGAACCCAGGTCCTGGGCCGTACTCAATGTTCCTACAACTGGAAATTTCATGTTCGTATCTCCTAATAAAAATTTATCTCAAATTTGAAATTTCAAATCTCAAATCAATTACGCGGCGGATACGGCGGTTTCACCGCTACCCAGCGCGTGATTCAATGCGTCCATACGGCGCACGATAATGTTGTCGCCGATCATCGGCAGAGACGTACTGAACGCATTGTCTTCCGACCGGCGAACGACGGTCCGGTCGTTAATGCCCCTGACAAGCTTTGCATACAAACGCTCGTCGCAATAGAGCATCCAGGTGTCCATTGACGTTGACTCGGCCCCGATAAAGCCCCCGGCCGTCTTGCCCGGCCGCTTCGTGGCGTTTACAATCGAGGCTTCAATCGCCATATTCGCCACATCTTCACCGGGATACGAAGACGGATCGACGGGGATATTACAGATACGTTTACACGCCGTCTGGTCCTTGATACATAAACCCCGTGTCAACATGAACTCAATGGTAATTCTATACCGGTGCTCATCGTTACTTGAACCTAACGAATCCTCACGATCCTCGCCTTTATCTTCCTGCTCGATTCCAAGCGTGGGATGATTGCCGTTATACAAGGCGTGAACGGTATCCACACCGGGCTTAATCAGCCAGGCGCTTCTGAGATTCGACCCCGACCCGCCGACGGAGAAACAAAAGGCGTTATCATAGGTCGTATAGGGCGGACGCTTCATCAATCCCACAATCGCGCTCATATTCGGTGCGTCATGCCCATTGAGCATAATATTCGTACAGCCCTGGCTTAAGGCGTGCCAATGGCCGTCGACTTCAGCTTGAAGCATGGCTTCACCGACTTCTCGCGGCTCGTTTTTGAAAGTGTCCGTCGGTGCTTCGTAAGACGAGCGAAGCTCCATCAGACCTTCAACAAACGGTTCGTGTACGGATTTGGAACTTTTCCACGATCCCCCGATATCCACAAGGTAGCCTGTGGGCAATTGAATCGTCCGCAAACCATGATGTGTCAATCCGGCATTCGCCGGAAGTGCGGGCAAGTCGGCGGAAAGGTGGTCGATTTCGACCAGAGTGTTGACCGGACTGTCCATTGCTTTGCCGTCCGGCGCTTTGAATTTGAGAACATCTTGAATGTTCCCTATCGTCAGTGTGCTTATTGTAGCCATTCGACTGTCTCCTAATAACTAAATTGTCTGTTATCGGGAGAGGTCTCAGTCGCCTGGCTCGTCCCTAACATCTTCAGGCCGTGTTTGTGGCCGCCCTTCTTTTGGGCGAAGCACAAGGCTCAACTCAAAGAGTTAAGGTGTCTTGATTTTTAAACGTTGCGGTTTCTCTTTCGAGGCGCTTAATCCTTCCAAATAGCCGCCGAGGTCTTCGGCAGTCTTGATTTTATTGTTGATTTCGGCAGTTCGACTTTCGGTGGCTCTTGTTTGCCCGTCGAATCTTCCGGTACGATATCCTTGCTCAAATTATACAGGGCTTTACGAAGAATAGCATTCGACGCAATCCCTGAATTCAATAGCCCGACAATCGACTCTTCGTATTCCTTGGCGCTCAGTCCGCAATGATTCATAAACAACCGCTTGACCCGCTCATCATGCACATTCAGATCATTTCCAAACAGCGGCTTTAACGTCTGGTCCGCTTTTTCAGCAGCCTCTTTTTGTTTTTGTTGGCGGTCCAGATTATACTTAGTGGCAAACTGATTGTTCCACGCCACAAGCTTTTTCAAAACAGATTTCGGTATCTTCTCCTGGACGGCGAACTCTTTAAACCCTTTTACTAAATCTTCATTGACATGCCGGGCGTCCGCTAAACCTTCGGCGAAATCGATATCCTCCAAATCCGCTTCACTGCTTATCGCCCCGGTCAATTTTCCTAAATGCTCGTGGAACGCCTTGCGATCATTTTCGTCCGGCCATGACTCCACCTTATCCATTGATTCCGGCAGTTTAAACGGTTTGCCGACTTGTTTGGCGGCATTGTAACCTCCAGCCAGCGCCTCGTCTTTTGAACTGTATTTCGAGAGCCATGACTTCGCTTCCGGCGTCGCCAGTTGCTCGTGTGTTAATTCATCGGTCCAATGTTCGTTTCCTTCGGTCATGTTATTTCCTTTTCATAGTGTCAATAAGCGCATTGATCCAATTGGGTATTCCGTCGTTCCCTACGTCCCACGTCAATCGGTCGAGTGCGATAATAAGAATAATTCCACACAAACACAAGCCACAAAGCGCGAGCGTAATCATGCGTCCCCGCCAAATGACAGCGATACATTTCTTTAACGTAGTCATGGTTTAATTGGGGATCGCAATGCTCGTAAGTCCACTCGCGTATAAGGCCACTTGTTTTAACCCACAAGGACACCGGCGTCGTGAATCCCCGTTTCTTTCGTTTAATAATAGATTTTGGCAATAAGCCCTTCGCCATCTTCCGGAGTAACCATTTCGTCGTTACGCCCCTCACCCTGTACTTATCGGGAAGATTGAGTATGTAACGACCCGTTTCCAATAAGGGTGCTCGCAACGTGATTCCTGCTTCCAACGCCGCCCGGTCCGCTTTCGGCTTCATGCACCATCGAAAATACCAGTCCATATCCGCACGCTGAATCTCACGTAAACTATCCCCATATCCTTTCGGAACCAATTCAACGGCGGGAATAAATGCCGGACCCAGAAGCTTCTTTCTCTCTTTATCCGTAAACGTCGCCATCCAGTTAAAATGCCTGAGAATAGGCGGGTCGTCGAAATTGCGCGCAAAACGCTGCGCCTTAAATCCCAATGTCACTTTCTTATCGGAAGGCGTGAAAGGATAGTTTTGAATACATTCAACTACGAATTTCGGACACACCTTCGCCAGCTTATACGCCTTATACGTTTCATATCCGCCGAACATCTCGTCCCCGGCGTCCCCGGTTAAAACCGAGTCCGTATATCGGCTCACCTGTTTACAGAGATAATATAGAGCGATCACAGACGAATCGCCGAACGGGTCGCCTTTAATGATGTCAGGAATCAAATCATCCACGTTGTGTGGAAACGCAAAAACATCCCAATCAAGGTTCAAATAATTTGCGACGTCAATTGCATATTTCGACTCGTCATAAGACTGTGGATGCTGCTTCAGAATATAGACGTGTTTCGGCTTCACCCTCGCCGCCAATGTCGAAGAATCCAAACCCCCCGATAACAACAAATGGTCCCCCCGGATTGAATCAAGATAACTATCAACATGATCCAAAAGGATAAATTTATCATAATGCTTTCGGGCCGGTCTCTCCTGATACCAATCAGGCCGCTCCGGTACGGAATAGTCCGATGGAATATATTTCTGCCAGAAATACCAATTGATATCTTTGTTTGTCATTCCTCTTTCTCGAACTTAACAGGTTCCTCTTTCTCGTACTCTACGGACACAATCGACGCCATACGTCCCATCTCATCGGGGACCAGGGACCGTTCGATATATAGTTTCGTCGCCCGCTTCATCGGAATTTTCCGAAGATTCGCTTCAATCTCTCTCTGCTCCTTGGCCGCATTCTGCGACATCGGGCCGAACCCGCCCATCACACTAATGGAAAAGGATTCAGACGCCTGAACGATTTTCACCTCTTTCGGCGGATTGGCAACATGCGTAACAGATAGGAGTTCGGATTGCAACGCCGGGTTGACCTGGACAATCTTTGCCTTCAAGTGCAGCTCGTCGGGAAACGACTCGATCTGCTCGAACGACAATCCCGCCTTCCTCGCTACGCGAATCACCTGCTGAGACCATCCCGTTTGTTTATGCGATGCCTTGACCATCGCTTTTTCTTTGGCTTTACGCTCCTTCTCCGAAATGTAAGGTCCGACAGGGACGGCATTCGACGATTTGTCCTTAATTTTCTGCTGTTGCAACTGCTCTTTGTACATCTGCAACAAATACTGATAATCTTCCCGGTCCTCATTCTGTACTTCTATCTTGTGTTTAGCGAACCAGTCAAGAAGTTCCTTTTTTGACATCTTTGCCATGATCTAAATTCCTTAAAGAGAGTTGTTCCACAAGTTCGGCGACTTTCTTAACAAACACGGTTTCCTGTTTACATAATCGATTATTCAGTTGGGCCATCATAAAATTGTGCATCGTCACATCGTCCGGGCTTTCGAGCTTTTTGAAAATAAGACCTAATAGATCGGCGTTGAATTCAATACCGGCCCGATTCCACGCTCGAATGTATTCTGAACGGTCAATCATTGTTTAACCGTCCCACTTTTTTCAACTAACACGGTTTCTACTGGAATCTCGTATTCCAAACAATCCTTGTAATCACCATCGACTATAACGTCAATTTTTATCTTGCGAACGTGATGGCGAATTTTTACAACCGCACCGTCGTTCATTACCATCCCATCTTCAATGGGGGCTTCATGTGTGACTTTCATACCGACCCCGTCATCTGCGCCATGACGCTATTCGGGTCCACCGGACCCTGCACGCTCTTACTGGCCTTCATCATATCAATCATATTCTCCAACTGCTTCTGCTGCGCCCGGGCCTCTTCGACCGCCTTTCGCTGCGCCTCGAAGACCCGGCGCTCCTGTACGAGCTTCTGCGGGAAGTTAACGGCCTGGAATGCCTCATCAACGGTCTCATATCCTTTAATCATAAACCTCGCTAATTCAGGGTCGCCGAGCGACGCCCCAATTTCCGACGCTACGCGAACGCCGTAACTGATGGGTTTAAGAGATTGCTGCATCTGTTGCGCTTTTCTCAACGTGCCCATAAAGACGATTTTCAAACCGCTCCGCGTCCGCAATCGCTTTCGGGAGTAAAATTGAATAATCTCTTTGATCTGTTCGACAATCATGGGGTGAAACGGACCCCGCCCGGCCTGCATTTCAATATCGACAATGCGATCGTCCACCTGCTTCTGATAGGATTCGTGCGTCTCCATCATGGGAATGAGCTGGACCATCTTCTCGCCCGCAATCTCCATGATCTGCATCACCTTCAACTCGTGATTGATATTCTCCGTGATATCCGTAAACTGCCGGAACATCTCCAAATGAAAATGACGGCTGACATTATCCTTGATCCGGTCCATCGCCTCGCCGTCGTATCGAATATCCCCAACGACCTCGATGGGCTTCGGCCCGTAATTCCATTCGCTCGAACTGATATACGTCTCCCCTTCGGCCGTGAAATCCGTGGTCCCTTTCATCGAAGGAAGAACCTGCATCGGCGGCCGGTTCTTTAATTGTAAATTATCCAAATGAGCCTTGAAAATCTGCTGCAAACTCAACGAGTCATAGACCGCCTCGAACGCAGGCGTCCGCGCGGACGACTCCCAGGGATGCTTATTGTAGTTCCACACAACGAACGGCTTACTCGTATAACCCGAAACCAACAAAGGCTCCGCAGCGGTCGGCGTCTTTAGATCCTCGAAATAGACGCTGTACCACGTCTTTCCTATCGGCGGCTTGAAATTTTCCCATATCGGGTCCGTTTGCACGAAACACGCCCGCCAAATCGTAAAACGTTGATTCATCTTATTATTAATAAGAGCATGATACAAACCGTGCGTGAATAGTTTTTCCGCTTTATTCAATCGCTCTTGAATCGTCATACCCGGACAAAATTTATCGAAGCATTTCTTCGCCGTCCACTCATCATCTTTGATAATGATACCGTCCAGGTCGCCGAATTCATTGTAGAATAATCGGTACGTCTTGAAATGAATGGGTAAGAACATCGTCCGGCCCGTTTTCATATCCTCTTCAATAAACTGCACCGGGGAACCGATTGTTAGGCCGTTTAACGTGAATTGAGGCTGTAGATCGTAAAAATTACCATCTTGATAAACATCGGACGTATGTTCCCGGCAGGCTTGCGTCCATTCGTCAATCTCGTCAATCCCCTGTAAATTATTATCCTCCGCCTTATACATACGCCAGGGGTCTCTCTTGGACACCATATTGCCCATGAACCCAATGGACGCCGTGCGGGCAATCCACGGCGGAGAACCTTCATATAAATTCCGAGCCAAAAACAACATGTCGGCTTTCTGATCGTAATTTATCCCCAAATCCGGCCGGAATAACTCGCAGATCGTCTCGCGAGCGACGTTTAACCGGTCATACGACGAGTCTAATTCGTCCCAACGCTCCTTAATCTGCTCAAATAGGCTCTTTTCAATCATTTGTGCCTCTTATACCCATGCGCCCGGGCGGCCCTACCTTGCCTTGCCGCCTTGGCCTTAGCTCCTTTACCCCGGTATATTTTACCGTGACGACCCCATTGCCAACCGCCTTTTGCTCTATGAACAGGCATTACATCCCCAACAAACCCGGCCGCGATAACATCGGCTCAGACCAATCCTGCGACATGACCGCCGCGGCGTAACGCTGTTTCTTTTTCTCATCTTCTTTACTCAACATCGCCTCCGCCGTCGCGTCCGTTTCCTCCGGCTTCGCTTGAAGAAACGGATCCTCAACCTCCGGCATTAAAACATCCCGGTAGGGCTTCAATGTAAAATAATCTATGATCGGGTCATCGCTTGTGTCCATTTGGCCACCTTTCTATACTAAAACCTTGCCTCTTCGCTTATACTTCTCCGCTAAAGGCAAACCCTTCAATAATGAATGAGATTCAATGCGATTCGGGCTATACGCCGCCTGGTAAGACAGGTAAGACATCGTCGGAACCACCTTCTTTACCGCCCATACCCCCATCATGTAACAGTCCGAAGCGTCCGGACTATGACCTAAACGCTCCTTGACCTTCTCTTTCGACTCAATCAATATCCGACCGTTGCGAATCTCGTAACGTATCGACGTCAACTGCTTCCTTAACTCGCTCGTCATGCGAAGACACCCTATCTCACGCTTCGCAAAATGTTGAGAAAGCTCCCAATACCCCTCCGCACGTAAATTGTAGTATTTCTCCTCACGAGACGCCTTCGCCGCACCGTTAAACGCAATGACATTCCTGCCCCATTCGTGTAACTCGTCAACAACACCCGCCCCGATCCCTATCGAATCCACAACAATAGGGCAATCGCCGTTCGCACGCGATAAGTCAGCCAACCTCGCACTCAACTCCGTCGTCCGCGACTGACCACGAGTCTCCTCATACTCAATCTCAGACCCCTCCAAGAGCATAATCTTCGCCTTATCGTCACCAAAACGAGCGGGATCACACGATAATACCTTGCCCTTAAATAACGACGAACAAGACATCGCCGCCTGGACCCACTTGTCCTTGATAATCTGTGAACTATCCTCTATCTGACTCCAATCGCCATGTAAATACGCCTGAATTAACTCCGGACGATGACCAAAAGCGTCCATTAACGTCTCTTCATACCCCTCCGGTAAGTGAGGATTATCCGAAGGTAACGCCGGTACAAAGATATTCCCCTTCCGAGGGTCCGTAATAAAGTCGTCGCGCAACCAACACGCACGTGGATTCGCCGTGTATAACTCCCAATAATGTAACCTCTCGCCCTTGATCGTTAATCGCAACGAACCCCGCAAAACACTAATGTCGTCCCGCTCCGTCTCCTCCGCCTGGTCTATACCTATAAATGCGTACTCCGCACTATTAAACTTGTTAATGCTCTCCTGACGGTCCAAACCGCCGTAATCAATCGCTATCCTCCCCATAATCAATATGTGCTTGGAATCCTTCTCCGTGCCACTACGCAACTCGTAATACTCCTCAGGTATCGTCTGACGCCACGTCTGTAACGTCGTCGATGTGAAATCCGTCGCCTGCTTACGACCCAACCAACCTATGTGAATCGGATTGTTACTCTCCCGTAAACCAAATCGTACACAAATGTCCCATGCATATAAAAAAGACTTCACACATAAAAACCAACTCTTGCCCCCACCCTTCGCTCCACCATATAAAACCCGCTTGATCTTAGGATCTAACAACGCATCGTAAGCTATACACTGACGACCCGTTAATACCGGACTAAATTGTACCTTACGCTTCTCCAATTTTAGGTATTCTCCCGTATTCTAAGAGCCTCAGACGGGTTTTTGTCAAGGTTCTTAGTGCAAAATACCGACTTGCCAGTGCAATAATAGCCACAATGAGGGCATTGACCTTCAAATATCTTCATTATTCGCCTAAAAATGCGGGCTAACATTCTATTTCCTCACATATTTCGATAGAATCAAGGTTTTTGTCAAGCCTTTTTGGTGCGCGTAGCAAAATGGGGGAATAAATATAATCAGGCCGAACCCGTTTCCCCCCCACCCCCCGTCCGAGTAAGCATGCTTTATTTTGGTCTTGACTCATTTTATATGGGATACGGCTTTATAGACCGTCGCCCTAACCCTAAAAAACCCTGTTATTGGCCCATTAATCACGATTCGGCCTCATCACTACAACCGTTACTACAACCAGAAGGGCTATTATCCTCCTGATTAGACAGGCTTACAACAACCTTCTCCTGGCTCTCTACGTGCTTTAGGGCTGGATTAGGCTGAGCTTGGGGTAGTTGGACGTGTCCGTCCGGCAAGGCGTCGTGGCGCTGTATTAC